GTAGCTTAGAGCTGGAGAACAGACAAAAGGAGGATAAAGAGTAATGCAGATAGTAAGCGGAGATATAACCAGAGATATTACTGGAGAGATTGTATATCTTAAGGCATATAAGCAGATGGTAGGAGAGGTAACAGGGTATAGCACTGAAAAGGGTACAGCTACAGTAAAGCTATGTGATACAGGGCTGGAAATAACCGTATCTTTAGATGATATTGAGAGTACAGGCAGTACACAGCCTCACAGAGCTTTTAATAGCGAGGTACAGATCTTAGGAACCAGATACAGTATCCGTATTATAGATGAGGATGATTACAGATATGATAGAGAGGCGGATGGATGGTGTGATCCTAGTTTAAAGGAGATCCTCATTTTTAACTATAAGCAGAGTGCGGAGAGTGTAAAGGATCTGATAGCATATCAGAAAAAGGTACTCCGCCATGAGATAGTACACGCTTTTCTCTATGAGAGTGGTTTATGGCAAAATGCTTACGGTAGTAAGTGCTGGGCTAAAAATGAAGAGATGATAGATTGGATGGCTATACAGATCCCTAAGATCCAGAAAGCATATAAGGAGGCGTACTGTGATGAGTGATTTAGGAAGATGCAAACATACACTCTATATCCTTAAGCATAAGCCAGCATATAAAAAGGGCTGGGGCTGGAGGTGTAGATACTGTGGTAGACCTTATAAAGACCTCAGAGAGGAGGCAGAGTATAAAGAGCGTGAGAGGAGGAGTAGAACATGGTAGCAGGATTATTAAAGCTGGTATTTATCCTCTGTACCATAACGGTAGTGGGATTATCGGTAGTAGATACCCTCTGGTTTAATTCAATGCCAGAGAGTAACCGTTATAAGAATGTACAGGCGTTTAATGTGGTTACGCTATGGATCATAGCTATAGTACTTATTATCAAGCTGGTAACGATGTAGGGAGCTAACAGGCTCCCTTTTATTATGCGTAGAAAGGAGGTTAGGCGGATGTGTTAGATTATAAAGTAGTATCCCTAGTAGAGGATAAGCTAGGGGAGGTACAGGATCAGAGAGAAAGAGATGCTATGATAAGATACCTCATACAGGAGGCAGATTTTGAAATAGCGTATTATCTGGTATGCAAATACATTACTAAGAGAAATGTAATGGAGCTCCATAAGAGCATTATCTCTAACATATCGAATAGTAAGAGCACGCTGGATCTAGCCCCTAGAGGTTTCGGTAAAAGTACTGTAGGCGATGTGGATTATTGTATTACAAGGATCCTCAGAGATCCTAATATCCGTATTATGATAGGATCCAAAACACAAACACAGGCGGAGGCGTTTCTTAAGGAAGTGCGTACTCACTTTGAGCAGAATGAGGATCTTATTAGAATTTTCGGAGATTGGAAAACCAGCAAGGATAATGTATGGAATGATAGAGAGTTTACTGTAAATAAGAGGAGCATTATTAAGAAAGAGGCTACTCTAACAGCACTAGGAGCCTCTGGAGCGGTTATTTCTAAGCACTTTGATGTAATTATAGGCGATGACTTAGTAGGGCTGGAAAATGCCAGAACAGAAAAGCAGAGGAGTAACCTTAAGGAGTGGTTTTATAGCTCTCTTTTCCCTACACTAGAGCCAGATGGAGAGATCCATATACTGGGTACACGATATAACCCATTGGATCTGTATGAGGATCTGATAAAGAGTAAGGATTATGTGGTAAATACCCAGAGAGCTATAAGAGTGGTAAACGGTAAGAAAGTATCTCTCTGGGAGGAGAAATTTAGCTTAGAGAGGCTGGAGGCTATTCTTAAGCAGTCTGGTAAGATCATTTTTAATATGCAGTATCAAAATGATACAGAGCTGGCAAAGGGTAAAATTTTCAAGGCTCAGTATTTCAGATACTACGAGGAGTATAAGATTGATTACGATTTTCAGACCGCTAAAGTGCGTATTAAAACAGAGGATGGTATAGATCAGTGGATCAAGGTAAGGCTTTGTTTTGGTTGTGACTTAGCAATATCTGAGAAAGAGCAGGATAAAGGAGATTATTTTGTACTCATGGTAATAGGGGTGGATGCGGATCACAATGTATATGTACTGGATTATGTGAAAGAGAGATTAACCTTTAATACCCAGCTTAATACCATTATTGACTACGGTAGAAATAAGTTTCCGATGGTGGAGAGAATAGGCGTGGAAACGGTAGCCTATCAGAAATCCTTAGCACAGGAGCTTAGGAGATTATCCCTACTCCCTATTATCAATATCAATACTTCTAAAGACAAAGTAACAAGAGCTATGAGGAGATCGGCTAACTTTGAAAACCACAAGGTATATTTTAGAGAGGGTATGGATGATCTGGAGGAGTGCTTACTGTTATTCCCAGAGGTGGATCACGATGATTTATTTGATGCCTTAGATTTTGCTATGACTATGGCAGATGGTGGAAATGAGATCAGAGTACTTAAAAGAGAAGATTTTAGAATTTAGTGTAAAAGCCCTAATAAGTGAGGGCTTATTTTTATGCAGAAAAGGAGGATATAAGCAATATGGCAGAGCTTAGCAGACCGATAGATAAAGAGTTTAATGTGGAAGTTGAGGGAGGCAGATTTAGTACAAAGTTTCTTAATGATCTGGTAGATACTCATGTAAATAAGATTGCTCCCAGATATGTAAAGTTTCAAAAGTTGTACGAGGGTAAGCATAAGATCCAGAACAGACCGAGAAAAGATAAAAACAAGCCTAATAACAAACTGGTAAATGACTTTTTCGGACAGACGATTGATAACACAGTAGGTTATTTTCTGGGTAATCCTATTGTACTTAACTATACAGAGCCTAAAAAGGATAAGGCACCTGTAGAGGCAGATCCAGCGGATGTAGGAGTAGACCTTACAGAGCTGGAGGATACAGCGGTACAGGATGAGTTAGATAAGATCTGTAGTGATAACGATAAAGACGATCTTTTTATAGAGTGGGGTAAGGAGGCTATGATTAAGGGCTTATCCCATATCTTAGTATATCAAGATGAGGAGAGCCATACTAAGATGATGAGAGTATCCCCAGAGGATCTTATTGTGGTGTATAAGAACAGCTCCACAAAGGAGCCAGCCTATAAGATCCGCCTGTATGATATTGATACAGAGGATACTAAGAAAACTACCCACTATGCAGAGGTGTATAGCCCTACTAAGGTGGAAATCTTTAAGTGTGTAGATGATGGCTCCTGTGGGGCTACAGGTAAGGGCAAGGTTAGACAGTTTGCAAGCTATGAGTTTGTAGAGGAAAAGCCTCATATCTACGGTAGGATCCCTATTATCACTGTTTATAACAATGAGGAGCAGATGAGCGATCTTGAAAAGATAGAAACTCTGGTAAATGACTATGATAAGGTGCTCTCCGATGTGTCTAATGAGTTTGAGGCATTTAGAAACGCCTATTTAATGCTTAAAAACATGGTAGCAAGTAATGATAGCATCAAGAAACTCAAAGATGAGGGCATTATTGAGGTAATGGAAAATGGAGATATGAAATTTGTTACAAAGGAGATCCAGACGGAGGCATTAGAGAACCATCTTAACAGGCTGGAGAAGAATATCCACAAGTTTTCCGCTGTACCAGATCTCTCAGATGAGAACTTTGCAGGAAATCTTAGCGGTGTAGCTATCAGATTTAAGCTCTTTGGGCTGGAAACTAAGTGTATTATCAAAGAGAGAAAGATGGAAAAGGCTATAAAGGAGCTGGTAAGAGTGCTTAGTGTGCCTATCCATGTAAATACAGGGCGTGAGGTAGATGTACTTAACCTCAAAGTGGAGTTTAGTAGAAATGTACCTAACAATCTTACAGAGATTGTGGATACAGTATCTAAGCTGGATGGAAAAGTGGATAAAGAAACACTCCTTAGCTTACTCCCATTCATTGATAACCCTAAGGAAGTGCTGGAAAAACTGGATGCAGATAAGGAGAGGGATAGACAGAGTACAGATCCTTACTCTATGCAGAATATTACAGCCGATAGTAATAACTTATTCCCTAACCTTAACGCACAGAATAGCCCACAGGAGGCTCTAAATGCACAAGGGGCTACAATTCCTCAACCAGAACAGTAAAAGGGCTATATGAGGCTGTAAGGAGGTGTATAGAGTGGCTAATGTAGGCTATGTAAACAAAGAAGTAGCAAAGATGTACGGTATTCCCTACTCAGAGCTTACTCCAGAGCAGAAAAAGATCCTCCATGAGGACAGTGTGAGGAGAGCTAAGCTCATTAAGGAGCGTGAGGAGGCAGTACTTAAAAATAATCTCAAAGCGTTTGAGGATGAGGCTAAGATGGAGAAAGTCTTAGCCTCTATTTATGCTAGTTGCCAGAAAGAGATCCTTGCCAGCGTTACAGAAACCATATCAAAGGTACAAAAGGCTGGGGGAGAGTGGAGCTATGCTAATCAATCAGCACTCACACGGAGTAGAGGATTATTTGAGCAGATCGGAGAGCAGATAAAAGCCTTAGGACAGAAAGAACAGATTACATTTAGGCAGGGGCTTAGTAACATCTATACGGATCAGTTTTTAAGGCAGGTATACGATCTAGGGCAGAGCATAACGGTAAAGGCTAATTTTAACAGGCTTAATCCATCTCTGATACAGAAAACCTTAGATTATCCGTGGAGCGGTGCTATGTTCTCAGATAGGCTCTGGCAGGATAAGGAGAGGCTGGGCAGAAATCTCCGTGTAGGACTTACCCAGAGTATGATACTGGGAGAGGGAATACCTCAGATCACGGATAGGATCAATAAGGGTATAGATACAGCCAGATATAACGCTGAGAGGGTAGCAAGAACAGAAACAAAGAGAGTTACCTATTGTGCTCACGATGATGTATATAAGGATACTGGGGTGGAGGAGCTTAGATACCGCTGTGCTAATGGCGGAGATAGTAGAACTTGCCAGTATTGCAGAGCTGATAATGGTAAAGTATTCAAAAGGGGAGAGGAGCCTACTCTCCCACGCCATCCTAACTGTAGATGCGTATATATTCCTGTAGTAAGTGATACCTTTGAGGATAATGAGCTTAATGAGCTTACAGGATCCGTTAGAGGTGCTGAGAACTATGAGAAGTGGAGAGAGGCAGAGGCTAAAAAGCAGGAGGAGGTAAAACCTGTAGAAAAAGTTAGTACAAAGACAGTAGAGAAAGAGCTTAAAGAAAATCCTACTCCTGTACCAGAGCAGATTAAGCTCACAGATTACCCACAAGTTTTTTATGCAACTAAGCCAGAGGCTAAAAGTACACAAGCTCTATTAGATTATATGAACTCTAAAACATCCGTAGATCCTAATGTGGTAGCACTATATACTAAGATGGATAAATTGTGTGATGGGCTATCCGATGAGGTAGTATTAAAGGTAACACACGGAGAGCACAGGGTTAAGAGATCATGGAATAGAAATTTTGAATATGTTTTTGATGTGGGTATCCCTAAAATAAACCCTAATTATATCGGCACCTATGATACTAACCTCCATGAGGAGATGCACTTTTTAGATATGCTGATAACTGTTAAGGATAATAAGGATAAGTTACCAAGTAAAATGTTCTCACAATCTTATAAACCTCTTATAGAGGCGTTTGATAAGGCTACTCCAGTTATCGGAGAGAGGGCTAAAAAGCTATTTGAGGATTTTGCTAAAGAGTGTGATATAATATATAAAAAGCAACAAGAAACCTTTGATACAAAGCACGAGAAACTTAAGGAGCAGTATAGATCTGGAGAGATTGACTGGAAAAAATACAACAGCCTTTTTAAGAAGTTACAAAAAGAGGTTAATGAGGAGGCGGATAATGAGCGTAGAGCTCTTTTTGGAGGCGGAGTATCTGGATTACAGGATATTTACGATGCAGTAAGTAAGGGAACTTTTAGGGATACAGGACAGGTTACATACGGTCATGGATCCGCTTATTATACAGATAGGCGTAGGACTAATCCTAATTGCTCAGAGAGTTTAGCTAACTATGCCTCTCTTTGCGTAGGACATCCAGAGCTTATAGATATTTTAGCTGAGGATTATCCAGAGATTGTAACAGCATTGAGAGGATGTGTGGAGGCTATGTTAAAGGAGGTGCCTAAGTAATGGAGGAGAAGAAAATACAGATCATGGATCTTTTATCTTATGCTATCGGTATTCCAGAGATGAAATATTTTAATCTGGATAGTGATGAGCTCTTAGATGAAAAGATAGAGGTACTTACTCAGATTAAAGAGGGTAAGAAGATAGCGGAAATCCCTAACTTTTATAAAGTGCTAGAGGATTTACCAGAGGATGATATGTGGGATTAACTCACAGGAGAGGCTAACAGGTGTAAAAACTTGTTAGCCTCTTTTTTTTTGCTCTGAAATAAAAATCTAAAGAAACTGAAAAAAGATTACATAGTAAATACATATTTTCTCCAGATATTTACCCTAACTTATGTAGAAACAGTAGGGATATTTTGCAGATAACTTACGAGGGATCAGCACTATATAACTCATTTTAAGGAGGATAACAACTATGGCAGATGTAAACACAAACACAGCTACACAAACACAGGAGCAGGGTAACGGTACCCAGACTGATACCACAGCTAACGCTAACACTACTGGAGCAGGTGCAGATAACACTCCTAAGGTAAAGACAGAGGAGGAGATCAGAGCAGAACTCCAGAAAGAGTATGAAAAGATGGCAGACAAGAGAGTAACGGATGCTATCAAGAAAAAGGAAAAAGAGTGGGCGGATAAGCAGGCTAAGGAAAAAATGACAGAGGATGAGCGTAGACAGGCGGAGGAGCAGGAACGCTTACAGGCACAGGCTAAGAGAGATCTGGATCTTACTATTAAAGGCTTAAAGCTGGATGTAGTAGATGCAGTACAGGAGATGGGGCTGGATGCTGGTTTCCGTAACTTAATCGCTGTAGAGGACTTAGCAACTATCACAGATGAGGATGAGCGTAAAGCTAAGCTCACTGAGAGAGTAAAGAGAATGAAAAAGCTCTTTGATGCAGAGGTGGCTAAAGAGGTTACAAAGGCTAAAGCTGAGTTTCTCAAAGGTACTACACCTACTACAGGTACAAGTACAAAGAGCACAGAAAAGGATGCCTATATCACAGCTAAAAAGGCTGGAGATGTTAGGGGTATGCTTGATGCAAAATTTTATGCCACAGAAGAAACAGATTAAGAAAATAGGAGGTAAATAACGATGGCAGAAATGGTAAAAAGAAAAAAGTTTCTTGATGGAGAGGTATTAGATCTTAGTGAGCAGATTGCAGTTACATCTCCTACAGATACTCCACTCTCTACTCTTATTTTAGGTAGAGGAGCTGTAGTACCAGCAAAGGATATTACAGTAACATGGAGGGAGCGTAAACTCAATGAGGAAAAAGGTACTCTTAAGTTAGAGGGTGCAGAGGCAGGAGAAGTAATCACTTCTACAAGAGGATCACTCTCTAATGTTTGTCAGATCATCGAAAAGGTAACACAGGTATCTGGTACAGCACAGGCTCTTAATCCTCTGGGAATTGGTAATAGCTTTTCTGCTGAGGTTGAGGATCGCTTAAAGGAAACTAAGAGAGATATGGAGTGGTATTTCATTAACGGTACAAAGACACAGGAGCAGGACAGCACACCTAGACAGATGAACGGATTACTTAACTTAGTAAATTCTGAGAATGTAATTGATGCTACTGATACAGGACTTACTGAGGATCTCCTCTTAGATGCTTTACAGAAAATGTGGGATCATGGAGCAAAAGGAGAGTATTTCACTTTTGTTAATGCTACTGTAAAACGACTCATTAACAAGTTAGCTAAGAGTGGCGATAATGTTCGTTTTGTTAAGGGAGATGAGGGCGTAGGTAAATCCTTTGGTGTTACTTACAATCGTTTTGAGAGTGATTTTGGTGTGCTTAACATGGTGCTTAACCGTCATGTAAAAGCAGATGCCCTCTTAGCTGTGGATCTGGAGCAGGTACAGATTGCAGAGCTTAGACCTACTTTCTATGAGGATCTTCCTAAGGGCGGAGATTACGAAAAAGGTCATATCATCAATGAGAGTACAATTAAGCTCCTTAATAGCTATGCTGGAGCTAAGATCATTAACATTTCAAAATAAGCAGGAGGTAGATAGTTATGGCAACTACAGCAAAAACAGAAACATCTAAGGTATACAAGTTTGTTTCTCAGAATAAATTTTTGACTTGTACAGCCCTTAATATCCAGTTTATGGATGGAAAGGCAGAAACTAAGGATCTGGCAGTAGCTAAAGAGCTGGCTAAGATTGATGGAGTACAGTTAGTAGAGGAATAAGGAGGGATCTCCTATGGATAGCTTAGAGCGTTGTAGGATCCTCTGTGGAATATCGGAGGATAACACAAAAAAGCTGGGGCTATTAACAGTGCTCTTAGAGAAAGCAAGAGAGGATATAGAGGCATTTTGCAGAGATACCTTTGTAGAGGCTCTTACTAACGATGAGGGCATTATAACAGGGTATACGGATGTATTCCCTAAACAGCTTAAGAATGTGCAGGAGGATTTAGCTATCCAGCGTTTTAGAAAGCTGGGAGCTGAGGGAGAGAGCTCTTATACCTTAGCGGATGAGAGTGTAACCTTTGATGATCCATTACCTGTATCAGTAGAAAAAAAGCTGTATCCATACCGACAGCTATTCCCTAGATCCTATACTCTGGATGATCCAGTAGGCGGATATAAGGAGGGCTAAGGTATGCAATTTCTCTATGATAAGCAAATGGTAGTAAAAAGATACTCCTCAACTTTAGGAGAGTTTAACCGCCCTAATAAAACTCTTGTAGAGGTTGGTACTTATGAGTGCCATACCGCAGAGGATAGTACTACCACAGCACAGCTCCAGCCACAAAAAAAGAATACCACAGATCTTACACTCTACACGGATCCAGAGGCTCCTATCAAAAGGGGAGATATTTTATATATCTATGAGCTGGATGAGTATGATAAGCCTATTATGAGTACGGAGTTTAAGGCTATTGCAGATAAGCCTTATAAAAAGCGTACTCAGCTCATTGTATCGCTCCTCAGTGAGGAGGAGGTATAGTGGAGGGCTTTACTATCGAGGGCTGGGATGATTTTGTAGAGAATTTTAGTAAGTTTGTGGATAAATGGGCGGATAAGAAAAAGATCCTCCTCCAGAGGATGGCTAATATCTATCATGGCGAGGTTATACCTCATGTGCCAGTAGATACCTCACGGTTAGTAGATAGTATTACCATTTTCGGAGAGGGGATACCTCACGATTTTGTAGAGGTGGGAACTGATGTAGAGTATGCTCTGTATGTAAATGATGGTCATGTACAGCATAAGAGATTTTTACCAGCGGATAAGCTGAGTGTAGGCGGAAAAGCTAAATACCTTAAGAACAGAAACCAAAAAGGGATCATGTTAAAAGAGAGCTATGTAAATGGCTCTTTTTTTATGGAAAAAGGTATGCAGGATGCTAAGCCCAGACTTAACAGGCTGGTAGAGAGCTTTTTACAGCAAATAGGCAGAGAGATAGAGGGAGGTAGCTTATGAGATTGCTTAATAGCGTGTGTAGGGTTATTGCCTCCGCTTATTCTGGGGTGCCAGTGCATATAGAGGAGGTTCCTAACAATTTTGAGCGTAACAGCTTTTATGTAACGCTGGCTACAGGCAGTAGCGAGCTAAAAAATATCAATGTGTATGAGGATGATCCGATATTCCAGATCGTTTACTTTGCGAAAAGAAACGAGGCTAATCAAGTGGTAGCAGAAAAGCTCTATGAGGTAAAGGAGGAGCTTAAAAGGCTTTTCCTCCTTAAGAGGGTTGTACCTGTGATCCCTTTAGCTGGAGTAAAGGAAAAGCCCAGATATGCAAAGATAGAGAACTACTCCGATGATGTGAGGGTTAGTGAGGGGGCTTTATATGTAAAGATCACTCTCAACTTTACAGAGGATGTACCTGTAGAGGATAACTATGAGCTTATCGGAGATGTGGATATTGAAACAAAGACAGTAACAAACGGATAGGAGGTTAATACACAATGGGATTACCAGATATTATTATTGAGTTTTCCAAAAAGGCGGTAACAGCTATCCAGAACGGATCTACAGGCATTGTAGGTATTATGCTTAAGGATGCCAAAAACAAGGGGGCTATGGTGCTCCGTAGCGTGGATGAGATCCCTACTGGAGATAGTGCTTTTAGTGCAGAAAATACCGCTTATATTGAGAGGGCGTTTATCGGCTCTCCATCTAAGGTAATTATCTACACGATGGATAAAACAGCGGAGAGTTATGATGAGGCTACAAAGTATTTTGCTACACAGAAAGTAAATTATATTGTAGGAGCTCCGGATCTTACCACAGAGGAGGCTACTAAGCTAGCTACATGGGTTAAGGGTATCAGAAAGAACTCTGTACGCAGACCTGTAGCAGTACTCCCTAAGACCGCTGGAGATAGCAGGGGCGTTATTAACTTTGAGGTAGTAAACAGCTCCGCTACAGATAAGATCGAGGTAGGAGAAAAGCAGTACACAGAGGCGGAGTACTGTAGTAGAATTGCTGGCTTGTTAGCTGGCTTAGATCTCAGAGTATCCGCTACCTATAAGCCTCTTACTGAGGTAACAGCTATCCCTCTGGTAGATAGTGATGAGGAAGTAGATACCGCTATTGATGCTGGTAAGCTCACTCTCTATAACGATGGAGAGCGTGTTGTAATTGCAAGAGGTGTAAACTCCCTCACTACAGTTACAGAGGTAGAAACAGCAGATCTCCAGAAAATCAAGATCAATGCTATACAGGATCAGATTGAGGGAGATATTTACAGCACTATTAACAAGAGCTACATCGGTAACTACAGTAACTCTTATGATAATAAGTGCTTACTGATTACAGCTATCAAGGGCTACCTTAGAGGGCTGGAGGCTACAGAGGGTGGTAAGGGCTGGCTTAAGGCAGACAGCTCTACTATGGAGATCAATGTAGCTAAGCAGAAACAGTACTTAGAGAGTATCGGAGTAGATACCTCTGAGATGGATGAGCAGGCTATTAAGGAGGCTAATACAGGCTCTCATGTATTCCTTAAGGGTACTATCTCTATCTTAGATGCTATCGAGGATGTAGATATTTTCATCAATAAGGATTAAGGAGGTAATTACAGATGGCAGTAGAAACAAAGCGAATTTGTAACGGTACCTTTGGAGAGCTCTGGTTAGACGGAGATTATGTAGGAGAGTGCTATAAAGCACAGGCAAAGGTAGAGTTTACAAAAGAGGAGATTAAACAGTGCGGTACTTTCTTCACTGATAACAAGGTTGTCGGATGTAAGGGTACAGGATCTCTTACTATGCACAAGGTAAATTCCAGAATGGCTATTAAGGTAGCTAACATGGTTAGAAATAAGCAGGATGTACGCTTTACGCTTATCAGTAAGTTAGCGGATCCAGATGCTTACGGTGCAGAGCGTGTATCTATCACAGGAGTACAGATGGATGATCTTACTCTCTTTGATTGGGAGGCTCAGAAACCTCTTGAAACAGAGGCTCCATTTACCTTTACAGGCTATGAGTACTTAGATCAGATTACTCCTCAGTAAGAGTTATAAGAGTGCAGTTTGGGGAGGGTAAAACCTCCCCTTATTTTTATTATATGAAAAATTAAGGAGGGCTATACAATGGCTACAAAGAATGTAAATACAGAGGCAGTACAGGCAGAGGAAACAGAAAAGAAAGAGGCGGTTAATATCTTAGATCTCCTCTTAGGATCCGATGTAGGAGAGATTAAGCTCCCTACTAAGGAGGTAGAGATTACCAGATTATCACAGGTATACGGTGCTCCGTTTATCCTCACAATTAAGGCGATTACTCCAGCTAAGTTTGAGGAGATACAGGATATGAGCATTGATGTAAAGGGCAAGGATGCAGATATTGATATTACCCAGCTCCAGCTCTTTACAGTAATCGAGGGTGTAGTAGATGCTACAGGTGCTCCGATGTTTAAAAACAAGGAACTTATGAGTAAGTTTAAGGTATCTACTCCTAAGGATCTGGTAAGAGCGATCTTACTTTCTGGAGAGATCGCTAAGATTTACGGAGAAATTTCTGAGCTGGCAGGTTTCGGAGATAATGCGGTTAAAGAAGTAAAAAACTCATAGGTACAGATGGGCTTACCCAGATGATGTACTACTACTGGAAACACGGTAGAGTACTCCCATCTGTATTTTATAAATTGCCTAGAGGAGAGCTCTTAGTATTACAGGCTTTTTATGAGCAGGAGATAGATGATAATAACAAAGAGCTAGAGAGGGCAAATAAGAGTAATAGTGTTATGTACAATATCAATCTACTCACATAGAGGAGGTGGCATATATGGCGGTAGAGTTTGGTGCAAAACTTTATTTAAAAGATAATATGTATGCTACCCTTAAGAAAAATCTAGGTTTACAGCGTGAATTTTCGGAGCAGGTAGATAAAACTAATGCGAGTATGCAACAGATAGGGCGTACAAGGGTTAATGCTACTATCAATGCTACGGATAACGCCTCTGGAGTAGTAGAGAGCGTTAGACAAACTGTAAATAGTGTAGGCAATACAACAGTATCACCAGAGGTATCCTTACAGGATAACGCCTCTGGGGTTATTGGTGCTATACAGGATACCTTAGATACCGTCAATACTACCACAGCTACTCCAGAGGTGGAGGTAGAGGATAATGCCTCTCCTACTATCAGCGAGGTAGAGAGTAGAGTGCATAGGCTGGGGAATGTGAGAGCATTAACCAGAGCAGAGGTAGACGATCAAGCTACAGAAAAGGTAGAGAGAATAACCCAGAGGATCAAGGATCTTACTAAAAAGGTATTCTCTCCAGTGATTAAGCTAAAGGATCTCACGGTTAGTACAGTAGGTAAGATTAAGCAGAGGCTTAAAGAGATAGCCACTACTTTTACTCCTATTGTAAAAATCAGAGATCTAGCCTCACAGGGCTTAGCTAAAATCAAAAATACCTTAGGTGGGCTACGAGATAAAGTTACCTCTGTAGCGGTAGGGATCCATGATAGAGCTACATCTGGACTAAATAAAATAAGGGTAGGTGTACGAACAGTAGGAAAGCTGGTGGCTAAGCCTTTTATCTCTGTTAGGGATAAAGCCACAAGTGGGATCACAAAGGTTAGAAACTCCCTAAAATCCGTAGGGAAAACAGTAGCTAAGCCTTTTGTCACTTTGAGGGATAAAGCAAGTGCTCCTCTGGGTAAGGTAGGTGGTGTACTGAAATCCGTAGGAAAGACGGTAGCAAAACCTTTTATAGCAGTAAAAGACGGTGCTAGTAAGATCCTCCACGGTATAGGCAGTAGCTTAAAATCCATCGGTAATATGTCTGTAAAGGCTATGGTAGCTGTAAAGGATGGAGCTAGTGCTGTACTTGGTAAGATCGGTAGTACACTTAAGAGCCTTGCAAAAGGCGTAACAATCGCTGTAGGAATTGCAGGAGCAGGAGCTACAGCTCTTATGGGTAAATCCTTAGGAGAGGGAGCTAAACTACAGCAAAGTATAGGCGGTGTGGAAACACTGTACACAAAGACTAATAGCGATGGTAGTACAGATACCTCAGCGGTAGATAAGATGTTACAGTATGCTAATCAAGCATATAAAACTACAGGCTTATCCGCTAATGAGTACATGGAAAATGTTACCTCATTTAGTGCCTCTCTTTTAAGTGCGTGTGCAGGAGATACAAATAAATCCGCTGAGATTGCTAACAAAGCTATGATAGATATGGCGGATAACGCTAACAAGATGGGTACTGATATGGGATCCATCCAGAACGCTTATCAAGGCTTTGCAAAGCAAAATTACACGATGCTGGATAACCTTAAGCTGGGTTATGGTGGTACTAAGGAGGAGATGGATAGGCTCCTTAAGGATGCACAGGCTATCACTGGTACTAAGTACGATATAAACAACTTAGCGGATGTATATACAGCCATCGGAGTAATACAGGATAAATTAAATATCACAGGAACCACAGCAAGAGAGGCAGAGCAGACCTTTAGCGGATCTTTTGCGATGATGAAAGCCTCAGTTACTAACCTCTTAGGTAATTTATCTATAGGGGATGGAGAGGCAGTAGCTAGAAGTATGGGAGAGCTGGTAGAGAGTGCAAGTACCTTTTT